CGGGAAGAGTTATGACAAGGCCAATGTGTAATGATGATGATGGAATGTTGATTTCTCAGGTCGTCGATTCCGTCATGTACATTGACAAGAAAGCCTTTGGCATCCTCCTCAGCTACTACGCCCACGGCTCTTCCAAGCACGCCATTGCATCTTACTATCATCGCGTCGCAAGACCTCGCAAGATGTTATGCCGGGGCGGCGGGCGCATTCAAAAACCATCGCTCGCAACCTGTCGACGGGAAGTTGACGAAATCCTCAATGCCTCGTTGTTTATGATTTACCCGGTTCTGGATAGTGCGTTTAAAAACCGGAAACGTGTAGAGAAAATTAAACATGTAGCATAGAACGTGTTGACATCATTGAGCAAATGAGCAACACTATTCGCATAAGCTGCCGTTAGTGACTCTTAAGTTGCAACGGTGGCTTTTTTTATTTGGGTCAGTCGTATAAAGGTCATTACGGAAGGCTGTTAACCTTCTTATCGTGGTTCGAGTCCACGCTGTCCCGCCAAATATGCTGGTTTAGCTCCAATGGTAGAGCGGTCGCCTTGTAAGCGAATGGGTAGCGGTTCAAGTCCGTTAACCAGCACCATAACTGAGCCGTAGCCACTGGATGTCCTGAATTCATCAGTGATAGTTATGCTGCGGTCTTCTTTTTCTCCCTTCCCAATATAAGAACTACGCAATCCGTTACTGGCGGAGGCGTTGCTATGAAATCAATGGACAAAATCTCAACTGGCATTGCCTACGGAACATCCGCTGGTAGTGCGGGATACTGGTTTTTGCAGTGGTTGGATCAGGTCAGTCCATCACAGTGGGCTGCGATTGGGGTGCTTGGAAGCCTTGTGTTGGGCTTTCTCACCTATCTGACAAATCTGTACTTCAAAATCAGAGAAGACAGAAGAAAGGCTGCGAGAGGTGAATAATGCCTCCATCATTACGAAAAGCCGTTGCTGCGGCTATTGGTGGCGGAGCAATTGCTATAGCATCAGTGTTAATCACTGGCCCAAGTGGTAACGATGGTCTGGAAGGTGTCAGCTACATACCATACAAAGATATCGTTGGTGTATGGACTGTATGTCACGGGCATACCGGAAAAGACATCATGCTCGGTAAAACGTATACCGAAGCAGAATGCAAAGCCCTCCTGAATAAAGACCTTGCCACTGTCGCCAGACAAATTAACCCGTACATCAAAGTCGATATACCGGAAACAACGCGCGGCGCTCTTTACTCGTTCGTTTACAACGTGGGTGCTGGCAATTTCAGAACATCGACGCTTCTTCGCAAAATAAACCAGGGCGATATCAAAGGCGCATGTGATCAGCTGCGTCGCTGGACATACGCTGGCGGTAAGCAATGGAAAGGCCTGATGACTCGTCGTGAGATTGAGCGTGAAGTCTGTTTATGGGGGAAGCAATGAAGATCCACTACAAGATAATTATCTTCGCGTTCGCATTGAGCGTACTGGGCGTCATCGTTTGGTCAGCAAGCCATTATCACGATAAGTATCAGGCGGAACGGCTACGCGCAGATGCTGCCGAGCAGAACGCCAACGCCGCCGAAGCGATCACCGCCAACGTCATTCGGTCTGTGAACATCATCAACGCCATTGCAGAGGCCAACCAGGATGCAAAGAACCAGATCACACTGGAGTCACAGGGAGCCCAAGCAGATATCAAAGTGGCTGTTGCGGATGATGATTGCGCTGTTCGTATCGTTCCTTCTGGCGCAGTTAAGCGGTTGCACGAATACGCGAACGGTATACGTGTCGGTGCCGGTCGTTCCGTTACCAGCCAGTCTGACGGATGAAACACCCCGGCCAGATTTACCCGACCCGTTTACGTGGGGAGCCAGCCTTAACCTGAATGTTGCGTTGTTGTCAGCGTTAGCACAGTGCAACAGGGATAAGGCTGATATCAGGACTTTTGAGAAAAACAGGGCAGCACAAACTAATGGCACGATTAAACGTTGAAGTTATCCCACCAGACAGCGAAACGATGAACGGGATTTTTGCAGAGATTGAACGTAAATATGCGCATCAGCCGTTGCGCCAAAAGTTATCGATGAAATGCAACGCGAAGCGGCGCGCCTTGTACGGCGAGCGACAAACACGAAGGTTACGTTCGTTCGGGACTGACATTACAGAAGCTCCTTTGATAAGGGGCTTCGATAATGTCACTAAGAGGAAAAATTCATGGCAAAACCGGACTGGGAGGCCATAGAATCGGCATACCGGGCCGGAGTCCTTAGCCTCCGTGATATAGGCGAGAAATACGGCGTAACAGAAGGGGCTATCAGGAAGAGGGCTAAAAAGCTTGGTTGGGTACGCAGTGGCGGTACGCAGGTTTGCAAAAATGGTACGCAAAAAAGAAAAGTGCGTACCAGCAGAAAGCCTGCCATTACTGGCCTTACACAAAAAGGTACGCAACCAAAAACAGAAGCTACACCGGATACGAAACCGATACGCGGAATGCGTACCGATCCCCCGACTAACCCATTCCAACCCGGTAACCAGCAGGCATTAAAACACGGTGGTTATGCCCGTCGCCTTCTGCTCAAAGATGAGGTGATAGAGGACGCTAAAGCGTTGACGCTCGAGGACGAATTATTTCGCCTTCGTGCTAACAACCTTGTCGCTGCAGAGAATATTGGTCGGTGGCTGGTGTCGCTGGAAGATGCTAATGGGGACCAGGAAAGGAAGATGCTGATGGAAAATATCAGCGCCGCCGAGAAAGCAATGATGCGCAATACAGTTCGTATTGAGTCCATCGTTGGCACGCTTGCGACGGTAGGAAAAATATTTGCTGATACAGCCTACCGCAAGGCCGCCACTGATAAGGTGTCTCTGGAGGCTGATCGTCTTCGCCGTGATGCAGGTATTGATGATGGCAATGGAGAGCGTGACCTCAATGACTTCTACTCTGACATCCAAACCGACGCTTAATCCGGCTTTACGTAGTTTCTGGACTACGCGGGCACGTAACAAAGTGCTTTATGGTGGCCGGTCATCGTCAAAATCATGGGATGCCGCTGGCATTGCCATATTTCTGTCGAATAAATACACTCTGCGTTTTTGTTGTGCCCGTCAGATCCAGAACAAAATCGAAGAGTCGGTGTATACCCTGCTCAAAATTCAGATAGACAGGTTTGGCCTGCGGCACCGTTTCCGTATTCTGAACAACAAAATCATTAACCGGGTTACTGGCTCGGAATTTGTTTTTTATGGATTATGGCGCAACATCGAAGAAATTAAGTCACTGGAGGGGATCGATGTGTTGTGGCTGGAAGAAGCCCACGCACTGACGGAATACCAGTGGAAAATTCTGGAGCCAACGATCCGTAAAGAGGGGTCGGAATGCTGGTTCATATTCAACCCCGGACTTGTTACTGATTTCGTCTGGCGCAACTTCGTTGTTGATCCGCCCGAAGGCACTCTCATCCGCAAAATTAACTATGACGAAAATCCGTTTCTGTCTGACACCATGCTTAAGGTTATCGACGCGGCGCGACGCCGTGATCCGGATGGTTTTAAACATGTGTATGAGGGCGTTCCGGAGTCTGATGATGATGCGGCAATCATCAAACTGTCCTGGATAGAAGCCGCAGTGGATGCGCACAAAACGTTAAATTTCGAACCCAGTGGAAGAAAGCGTATTGGCTTTGACGTGGCTGACAGTGGTACAGATAAGTGCGCTAACGTTTACCGTCACGGATCCGTTGTTTTCTGGGCCGACGAATGGAAGGCCAAAGAAGATGAATTACTGAAGAGCTGCCAGCGTACTTATCAGGCGGCGCTGGAGCGTGAAGCAGATATTGTTTACGACTCTATCGGTGTTGGTGCGTCTGCCGGTGCTAAATTCTCTGAAATTAACGCTGACCGGAAGAGCGAGAATGCATACGCGAGACGAGTGAATTACCAGAGGTTTAACGCCGGTGCTGGTGTGCATGAGCCAGATGACGAATACAACGGCATCCCCAACAAAGACTTTTTCGCAAATCTTAAGGCTCAGGCATGGTGGCTGGTGGCTGACCGTTTCAGAAATACGTTTAACGCCATTAACAACGGAGAACAGTATCCTGTGGATGAGCTGATCAGCATAGATTCTAGTTGTCCGTTGCTTGAAAAGCTGAAACTGGAACTGACAACACCTCATCGCGATTTTGACCGTAACGGACGTGTGATGGTCGAAAGTAAAAAAGACCTCGCAAAACGCGAGATACCGTCACCAAACGTTGCTGACGCATTCATTATGGCCTTCGCGCCAATTGATACATCGCTGGATATCTGGGAACAGCTGGGGAGACAGGCCTGATGGCACGAAACAAACAAGCCCTGCGGCGAACTGCGCAGGCCACAGCTGATGGTTATGAGAATTTTATTGCCCGCGTAGGGATGCAGACACCTAACCAGCACTCAGCATCCACCTACCGGGCTAATTTCACCAGTCGTAACCGCATGCTGGTGGAATGGTCCTATCGTTCGTCCTGGATCATCGGCGAAGCGGTCGATGCTATCCCGGATGATATGACCCGCAAAGGCATTCGCATCACTTCGGAAATTGATGCAAAAGATCGCGGCATTCTCGAATCACAACTGGATGAGTTGCAAATCTGGGATGCGCTGAATGACGTGCTGAAATGGTCGCGCCTCTACGGCGGCGCGGTGGGTTTCATCATGATTGAGGGGCAGGCACCAATGACCCCGCTGCGACCCGAAACCATCGGTAAGGGCAAGTTTAAGGGGATTCTCCCGCTCGACCGCTGGATGATTGACCCGGTACTGACCCGCCGCATTAAAGATATGGGGCCGGACCTGGGTAAACCTGAGTTTTACGATGTGGTGACCACAGCAACGGGAATTCCTGCCTGGCGCATTCATCACAGTCGCCTGATTCGCTTTGATGGCGTCACGCTGCCATTTCAGCAGAAGATGACCGAGAACGAATGGGGAATGTCGGTTGTAGAGCGTATCTGGGATCGTCTTACCGCGTTCGACAGCGCTACTGTCGGCGCGGCGCAGCTGGTCTACAAGGCGCATCTGCGCACCTACAGCGTGGAGAAGCTACGCGAGCTTATCGCACTTGGTGGTCCTGCGTATGAAGCGTTGCTGAAGAATATCGACCTGATTCGACAGTTCCAGAGCAATGAAGGTATGACGCTCATGGACTCGCGGGATAAGTTTGAAACGCATCAGTACAGCTTCAGTGGTCTGGATGACATCCTTTCGCAGTTTGCAGAACAGATTAGTGGCGCTGTTGGTATCCCACTGGTGCGGTTGTTCGGACAGTCCCCGAAAGGATTTTCTACCGGCGATGCAGACCTTGCCAACTATTACGACCGGGTAAGCTCGTTACAGGAGAGGCGTTTACGTCTTCCGGTGCGGCGGATACTGGACATCATGCATCGTTCGGAGCTTGGCAAGCCGCTGCCGGACGATTTCACGTTTGAGTTTAACCCGCTCTGGCAAATGTCTGATGTCGATCGCTCAACGGTGGCGTTAAACACTACCAACGCAATCAGTACGGCGCTGGGTGATGGTCTGATGACACTGAAAGCCGCTATGACTGATTTGCGCGAAAATTCTGACGTAACCGGCATCGGGGCATCCATTACCGACGAGGACATCGAGAATGCCGAAGATGAAGCGCCGCCCGGCATCGGCGAATCTGATGACGAACCGCAGGAACCGTCAGGCGGAAATCCGCTATCGAACCAGCCTACGCAGGATAGCGCGGGCGGTCGGAGACATCGTAAATGGTCGCTACGATGGTTCAAATGACAGTATCACGGAAATTATTGAGGCGCTGGAACGCTACAGTGAAATCATCACCCCCTGGGCGACAAAGGTCGCGGAAAACTTTACTGCGGACCTAACCCGGCAGAACGAGAAAGTTTGGCGGCAACACAGCAAGAACATCAGTCGCGAGCTCCGCAATCTTGTGGAAAGCGCTCCTGTGGGCCAGGTGATGCAATCCATCATCGCCGAACAGGTCAAGTACATCAAATCGCTCCCCCTCGAGGCGGCTGACAGGGTGTACGACATCCAGAATCGGGCGACAGAAGCTGTTGTGACCGGTGGGAGAGCAGAATATTTTGCTAAAGAAATAGCCGCATCGGGTGATATAGCAAAGTCCAGAGCTGACCTGATTGCCCGTACTGAACTTGGACGTGCAACCGGCGCGCTGGATCAGGCGCGTGCGCTGTCAATTGGTTCGAATGGTTATATCTGGCGTACAGCCGAAGATGGTGACGTCAGGCATTCTCATCGGGAAATGGAAGGTAAATTTGTCGAATGGGGCAAACCTCCAACGCTTGACGGCATGACCGGTCACGCTGGCGAGCTCCCGAATTGTCGCTGTTATAAAGAAATCGTTTTTCCCACCTCCCAATCTTATCCCGCCTGAATCGCAGGTAACACATGAAATATTTTTTCAATACCCGGCTGGGGGAAACCCGCTATCAGCTGGCTGACGGCTCGTTGCTGTGCAGAGACGTGCCGATAGGACGAACAGGTAAGCAGCTCTATGGTGCTGATGACCTGCCAAAACTGAAACCCGATAAGTTCGGTGAAATAGTCGTCACGCGTTCTCCTGAGCAGGTATTCCATCCGGCCACGCTTGCCTCATTCGAAGGGATGAGCATCACGATTCTGCATCCTGAAGATGAAAACGGGAATGTGCGGCTGGTAAATCCCGAGAACTGGAAAGAGCTTGCTGTCGGGCACCTCCAGAATGTTCGGCGCGGGACGGGTGAGCTGTCTGATTTGATGCTGGCTGACCTTATCGTCAAAGACGAAAACGCCATTCAGCTTATCGAAGATGGCCTGCGCGAAGTGTCGTGCGGCTATGACGCGGAGTACGAGCAGACCGAGCCAGGTAAAGCTGAGCAGGTCGATATTACCGGAAACCATGTGGCTCTTGTCCCTAAAGGCAGAGCCGGAAATCGTTGTGCAATTGGAGACAGAGACACAATGGCAAATCAAAAGAAAAGCTGGTGGAACCGCATGCGTGCGGCCATCAAGACAGGAGATGCCGACACCATGAACGAACTGGTGGAGTCGGCTCCCGCATCGGTTACAGGAGATGAGGGGGATTTGCCGCAGGGCGTTAATCTCAATATCAACCTGTCCCCGCAGCAACCACTACCGGACAAAGCACCAGAGATGGGGGGAGGTCCAACCGGCGACAGTGATGATGACCTCAAAACATTACTGAAAGCCCTGCTGGCTAAGCTGGAAGGAAATGCCACGGGCGATAACGACAATAAGTCTGACGATAATCCGACCGGTGACGGCGAGGACGATGAAGAGGAAACCACGATTACTGGTGACTCAGCCTGGCGTGCCGAAGTTATCGTTCCGGGTATCGATCTGAGCCGTAAGATGAAACCGACCGCGTTCAAACGCGAGGTTCTGGCTTCTGCTGACAAAACACTGGTTCGCCAGATAGTCGGTGATGCGGATATCCGCAAATTACCGAAACAATCGGTCGACATGGCGTTTAATGCCGTATCTGAGATTGCCAAAGGGCGAAACACCCGCGCCACCACCGGCGATGCACAGCGCCCAAACATGGGCATGACCAGCATCGCTTCCCTGAACAAACAAAACGCTGAATTCTGGGCAAACCGTAAAGGGTAAAAAATGAATAATGTATTTCTGTACCGGATGCCTGTTGGCATTGCCGGGGCTGTCTCTCGCCCGCAGGACTTAACCGTCGAACCGGTGGTCCTTAAATCCGATAACGCCTTCGCTGCCTATGGGCTGGCTGGTAAATACGATGATGACGGTTTTTTCGTGCCGCTGGCAGATGGTGATACCGCAGACAAGGTGAAGGGGATCTACGTGCGCCCTTATCCGACCACGTCGCAGCCGGACATGGTTCGCCAGGTGGGGAGTGGCAAGAACTTCCCGGGCGACGCCATGAAGCGTGGCTACGTGACCGTTAATCTCGGTTCTGATTTTGATGCCAGCACCATCAAAAAAGGCGACCCGGTATACGTTGTCGTCTCCACTGATGAATCCATCAAAGTGCCGCTGGGTGGATTCATGGCCACGTCAGTCAGTGGCAAAAACGTGGTGCTGACCAACGCTGAATTCACAGGTGCCGGTGATGCTGACGGCAATGCAGAGATTTCCTGGAAGATTTAAGGAACAGACGAATGATTACTTTTGATCAGGCAACCGTTGACAGCTCTGGTGCCTTTCTCATCGGGGAGCTGGAGCGACTCGACCAGACGCTGAACCTGCCACTGGTGGGGTACACCTGGACCCGCGATATTCAGTTGCGTGAAGATGTCTCTATCGCAGATGACATTTCCAGCTGGACGAATACCAGCTTCGCCGCTGCGGGTACTGGTGCAAATCCGAATGGCAAAAACTGGGTAGGCAAAGACTCAACTGCTATTGCTGGCGTAAACGTGGATATCGGCAAATCCGGTAACCCGCTGAACCTGTGGGGGATGGAACTTGGCTGGACGGTCATAGAATTGCAGGCTGCTCAGCAGGTCGGCCGCCCGATTGATACGCAGAAGTATGACGGTATGCAACTGAAATGGCAGATGGATAACGATGAACAGGTATATGTTGGCGATTCCGCATTAAACCTGAAAGGCCTTGTTACCCTGGACGGCGTGCCTGTCAACAACGCTGCCAAAACGTGGGCAACCTCAACACCGGACGAAATCCGCGCAAGTATTAACCAGGTGCTGTCTGATGCGTGGGCCGCTTCCGGTTACTCTGTGGTTCCGCGTGATTTGCTGATCCCGCCTGAGCAGTTTGCTCTGTTGTCCAGCATCATCGTTTCATCTGCGGGTAACCAGTCCCTGTTGACGTACCTTCAGACCAACACCATCAGCTATCACCAGAACGGTGTTCCGCTGAATATCCGCGCGGTTAAATGGCTGAAAGGCCGTGGTGTGGGGAATAAGGATCGTATGGTTGCGTACACCAACGATAAAAAATATGTCCGCTACCCGCTGGTTCCGCTTCAGAGTGTGCCGGTGCAGTATCGCGGTCTGTATCAGATCGTCACTTACTACGGCAAGCTGGGTGCAGTCGAGCCAGTGTACAAAGAAACCATTTCGTACGTTGATGGCATTTAACAGCCATATGGCCCCTGGCGGGGCCATTAAGGATGACCCGATGGCAAAAAATAATGCAGTAATACACGTACATACCCCGTTTGTGCTCACGCTTCCCGACGGTTCACGGCGCGAGTTTGTTAAAGGCCGTCATGCTGTGGAGGAAGACGTTGCCACGCACTGGTTCACTCGTGCGCACGCGGAAGTATCCGTTGGCAAAGCCACAGACGCGCGTAACGAGGTAAAAAATGCCAAAGAATCAAAGTCTGCCAGCGGTAAGTGATTTTCGCCGCGACTTCCCGCAGTTTGCTGACCCTGCCAAATATCCCGAAGCGCAAATCCAGTTTCGTCTGAATCTGGCCGATGAACTGCTGAGCGAAAACGTCACCAGCAAAAAGTTGTTTCCGTACTTTGCCGGATTGTTCGTTGCACACTACATGACGCTCTGGGCGGCAGACAGCCGGGCGATGCTGGCTGGTGGTCCGGGCGGTTCAACCAATGGTGTTCAGTCCTCAAAGTCCGTGGATAAGGTAAGCGTCAGTTATGACACCAGCGCGACGCTGAATCCTGATGCAGGTTTCTGGAATAACACCCGATATGGCGCTGAATTTTATCAGTTGATCACGATGTTCGGTGCAGGTGGTCGCCAGCTATGAGTTTCAAAAGCGGTGTAACAACGAGGGTGGATAACGCTAAGGCCATTCTGGATGCGCTCAGGTCGTTAACCCAAAAAGATGTGCTGGTCGGCATCCCTTCGGAAGACAGCGGGCGGGATGATGTTCCGTTTGGTAATGCGGGCATCGGTTACCTCAACGAATACGGCTCACCAGAGCAGAATATCCCGCCACGACCTCACCTGGTCCCCGGCGTTAAATCGGCAGAAGAGCAGACGGTGCCGCAGCTCAAAGCCGCGGCGCAGGCTGCACTTGATGGTAATGCTGCGGGAGCAGAAAGTGCACTCAACCGTGCCGGAACGCTGGCCGTTAATGGCGTCAGGCGTTACATGACCATTACCGGCTTTACGCCGCTTGCTGACAGTACTGTTGAAGCCCGGGCTCGTAGGGGGCGCAAGGGGGCAACAATGGAACTTGCCCGGCGTGCTGCTGGCGAATCTCCGGGAACCGATCTGGCGAAACCATTAATTGATACCGGGCAATATCGCAGAGCGATTACCCATGTTGTGAGGGATAAAGATGCCGACTCTTGATGTAACAGATGTGCTTTTTGACCCCGATTTTTGCGACTTCAATTTGTGGGTAACACGCCGTGTGCAAACGGTGGATGAGGACGGGATCGGCAGCGACAGCGAAGTTAAAAAGCAGTTTGCCGGAGTCGTTACTGTTGATCGCTCTCTGGAAAACCGTCGTATGCAGGCCGGGCAGGTAATCAGTGGTGCAATTCTGATTGTGACGACTGAGCGACTGACGCAGGGACAGACTGGCCGTGATGCCGATATCGTGACGTATCAGGGCCGTGATTATCGTGTGACCTTCGTCGACCCGTATACAGCTTATGGTGCCGGATTCGTTCAGGCGCATTGTGAGTTGCTGCCGTTTGATGGGGGAATTCCGGTTGAGCAATAACACCAGCACAGAGCGCGGATGGCTGATACCAACCAGTGGCGATCCGGATTATGACGAAGCGCTCGACAGGCTGTTAAGCCAGTGGATGCGTAACGTTTCCGGTCTGTCTGCCGGGATGGTTCGTCCGCGCTGGCAGAAAGAGCAACCGCCACTGCTACCGGCTGAAACGAACTGGTGTGCGTTTGGGGTTATCGGATGGTCAGGTGATGACAGCCCGGCATTCACCAGACAGACCGATGATGGCTCTCAGCTCTGGCGGCATGAAACGATTGAGTGTATGGCTTCGTTTTATGGACCGGCGGGGATGGTGTATGCGTCCCGGTTTCGTGACGGTATATCTGTGCCGCAGAACAATGCAGCACTGAATGCGCTGGGGCTGTCTCTTGGCGATTACACAGGTCTGACTCCCTTCCCTGAACTTATTAATCAGCAATGGGTCCGCCGCTACGATATGACGGTGCGCCTGCGCCGGAAGGTTGTGCGCGAGTACGGTATTAAATCGCTGGTGGAAGCACCAGTCATCTTTTTCGGAGATTAAGCTATGGCACAGGGCTTGCCTGTATCAAACGTTGTTAATGTTGATGTGATCATGTCGCCGCGTGCAGCATCAGGGCGAAATTTTGGTGCATTACTCATTCTCGGCCCGTCCACAATCATTCCGGTAAGTGAGCGCATTCGTCGTTATTCTGCCGCGGAAGATATTGGAAAAGATTTTGGCGTGGAATCACCAGAATATAAGGCTGCGCAGGTGTTTTTCTCACAATCACCGAAACCTCAGGAGGTTTTTGTTGGTCGTTGGGTGAAAACGAAGGGAGACAGCGAACAGGCCACGCCTGAGACGCTGGAGCAGGCTGTGAATGCCATGCTCGATTATACTTCATGGTATGGGCTGGGGATTGCAGACGATGCAGATATTCCGGATGCAGACTGGCTGAAAGTGGCTGCGGCGATTGAATCCTCTTCTGTAAGCCGTATTCTGGCGATTACGACAAGCGATGAGAAATGCCTGCAGACTGCATCCAGCGATGATTTGGCATCAAAACTGAAAACCGCCGGATATTCACGCAGTTTTATTCAATATTCATCGGGTAATAAATACGCTGCGTTATCTGCATTTGGCCTGGCATTCACGGTTAATTTCAATGGCAGTAATACCGCGATTACGCTCAAGTTTAAGCAGGAGCCGGGTGTCGGGTATGAAACACTGACAGTCAGCCAGGCATCGGCACTTGATGCAAAAAACTGCAATGTATTCGTGTACTACCAGAATGATACGGCTATCCTCCAGCAGGGAGTGATGGCTAACGGCGATTTCTTTGATGAACGCCACGGCCTGGACTGGTTACAGAATTATGTGCAGACCAACCTCTATAACCTGCTTTATACCAGCACCACGAAAGTTCCCCAGACTGAAGCCGGTATTACCCGACTGTTATCAAATGTAGAAAAATCACTGGATCAGGCCGTTCAGAATGGACTGATTGCTCCGGGCGTATGGAACGGTGGCGACCTTGGTCAGTTGTCATCAGGTGACACGCTGCCCAAAGGTTATTACGTATACGCCCAGCCGCTGGATGAACAGGCACAATCAGAACGTGAAGCCCGTAAGGCTCCGGTGATTCAGGCTGCAATAAAACTTGCAGGCGCGGTTCATTACGCTGACGTACAGATTAACGTTGTTCGCTAAGGGGAAGTGAATGTCTACCTATTCTTTTATGGATGTCACTGCGACGCTGACCGGGCCGACCGGTTCGATTGACCTCGGGTACGGTTCGGCAAGTTCTGAAGAGGGGATTGTGGTTGCGATGGGCGGTCCTAAAAACACCATGACCATCGGTGCTGATGGCGAAGTGATGCACAGCCTCCATGCAGATAAAAGCGGGACGATTACCGTTAACCTTCTGAAGACATCACCGACAAATAAAAAATTGTCGCTGGCGTATAACGCACAGAGCCAGTCTTCTGCCACATGGGGGAATAACGTTATCGTGATCCGCAACAAGGTCAGCGGCGACATCATCACGGCACGCAGTGTTGCGTTCCAGAAACAACCGGATAACGCCAACGCTAAAACCGGTAATACGATGCCGTGGGTGTTTGACTGCGGCAAGATTGACCAGGTTCTCGGGGAGTTTTAATACATGGAATTCGAAATTAAAGGCGTGAAATATCGCGCGGCAAAACTCAGCGTTTTTGACCAGCTGAAAGTGACCCGTAAACTTCTGCCGGTACTGGCGGGAATGATGTCAGATTTCGGGAGCATTCGCTCCCGTTTGCCTGCTGACGGCAAAATCGACACCGTGAAATTCGAGCAGTTAAAACCGGTGTTTGAAACCATGCTCCCGCGTATCGCTGAGGAACTGTCTTCCCTGACCGAAGATGACACCGATGCGATTATTCATCCCTGTCTTGCGGTGGTATCGCGGCGTCATATGGACGGATGGGTGCCGGTATTTACCCATGGCGAACTGATGTTTGATGATATTGACTTGCTGGTCATGCTTCATCTGGTGGCGCGGGTGGTCGCCGATTCGCTGGGAAATTTTTTGCCTACACCCCTTACCAGCACGACGCAGAGCCTGCAACAGGGCTGACGTTTAACAGCCTGCCGGACGGGCTGTCCTACCTTCTCAATCCGGTTGACGCCGGGTTAATTCCTTATACAGCACTTAAAGATGGCTCTGTCGATTTGTACGACATTGCTCTCTTAAATGACCATCTGGCGGTAAAAGCGGATAACCAGCGGCGCATTGAGAAATGGAGAGAGGATAATGAACGCCGAGACTATTAAAGATTTCCTCGTCTCGCTTGGCTTCAGTGTGGATGATGCAGGAGCGAAAAAATTCGGTTCTGTCCTCGCCGGTACAACTGCAAATGTCATCAAAATGGGGCTGGCCGTCGAAGGAGCTGCGCTGTCCGTGGTGGCCTTCACGGCTAAGATCGCCTCCGGTCTGGATAATCTTTACTGGGCGTCACAGCGCACCGGCGCGACAGTCCAGGGAATTCAGTCTATTGGCTATGCGGTTTCGCAGGTTGGCGGCAGCGTGGACGCTGCGCGATCTTCTCTGGAAAACCTCTCCCGGTTTATTCGTAATAATCCCGGGGCGGAGGGATTTCTGAATCGCCTGGGCGTACAGACCCGTGATGCCAGCGGTAACATGCGTGACATGGCCGCTATCTTTACGGGCGTTGGACAGAAACTCAGCAGCATGCCGTATTACCGGGCTAACCAGTATGCGCAGATGCTGGGCATTGACGAAAATACCCTTATGGCGATGCGCCGGGGTGTGGGTGGCTTCTCCGGGCAGTACAGCGCAATGGCGAAAGCTATCGGCTTCAATGCTGACGAGGCGGCCAGAAGCTCCAACAAATTTATGACCTCCCTGCGTGAGTTTAGCGCGATGGCAGGCATGGCCCGTGACAAAATCGGCTCTAATCTTGCGGGTGGGCTTGCAGGTTCGCTGGACACCCTGCGCCGCCATATCCTGGACAACTTCCCTCGTATCGAGCAGACCCTGACGAAAGCCATAAAAGGCATTCTGGCGCTCGGGGATATTATCGGGCGGCTGTTCTTCAGACTGATTGAGGGGACATCAGGCCTTATCACCTGGTGGCAATCGCTGGATAAGCAAACGCGGGAGTTGATCTCGCTGTTTGGCGCACTGACGATTGCGCTGCGCATTCTGAACAGTACGTTCTGGATGTCGCCGGTTGGCCTCATTACCGCGCTGGCGGCGGGGATTGCCCTCCTGTGGGAGGACTATCAGACCTGGAAGGAAGGCGGCGACAGCCTGATTGACTGGGGCAAGTGGAAACCGGAGGTCGATGCCGCGCTGAAGATGGTTCGTGACCTTAAAACGACCGTTAACGACCTGGCGAAAGCGCTGGCGAAACTACTCAATATTGACCCCAAATCATGGTCCCTGAAGTGGGATTTCAGCAACTTCATCGACCAGATGGGCGAATTCAGCAAAATGCTGAACATGATCGCCGACCTGCTCAACGCTATCAAAGATGGCCGCTGGGCTGATGCCGTCAGCATCGGCAAACAGATACTTAATCAGGGCAGCGAAAATCCGTCAGCGATGCCGATGGTTACAGACAGCGCTAACAGTACTGCCGACTGGATTAAAGAGCACTGGGGATTCGATCCCCGCAGTGTGGGCCGGACGGTACGCGGCTGGTTTGGTGATGATGAGCCGGAACAACATGCACAGGCTACGAAACGAGGAGAACGGAATAACAATCCGGGAAACCTTAATTTTGCTGGTCAGGCGGGGGCTTCTCTTGAACGCCCGGGCGGGCGATTTGCCAGATTCGAAACTGCCTTTGATGGATTACGGGCTCTTGCTCGTCAGTTAATGTTGTACGCCGGACGGGGAATAAACAGCGTGGAGAAAATTGTCTCTACCTGGGCGCCTGCGTCTGATAATAACAACACAACTGCGTATATCAGGGCTGTATCGCAACGACTGGGAGTGGATCCCCGGGCTGCCCTGAATATGAGCGATCCGCAAACCATGTCAGCATTGATGAGCAGCATTATCCAGCATGAGAATGGAAGAAATATCTATTCCCGAGAGCTGATTAATAAGGCTGCCGTGGCGGGAATTAGTGGCAAAGTGACAGAGGTTAACCAGCAAAATACCTACCACATTTACGGTGGCGGAGATCCGCACGCTGTCGGTAATGAGGTTGCACGTCGGCAACAGTCTGCAAATGCTCAGGTCATGCGAAGTAATCAGGTGAGGGTGGGTTAGTGGATATTCTCTCTACACTTTTTCATCAGCAGAGCAGAAAAATAGGAATGATTGTTCCCAGTGTTGTTATTTCAGAGAAGCATACAGATATGCTTGAAATAACCGAGCATCCGGTAGAGGTCGGGGCCGCTGTCGCTGATCATGCCTATAAAAAACCGTCAGAAGTGGTGATGGAGGTTGGTTTCGCCGGTGGCGGCGCATTGCTGGATTTTGCCAGTAACCTGACGGCTACCAGCCTGCTCGGCCTGAGTCCTCAGCAGACGTATCAGGAGCTACTGGATCTGCAGGAAAGCCGTATCCCCTTCGATGTGGTAACCGGTAAACGGCTGTACAGCAACATGTTGATCCGGGCGCTGGAAGTGACGACGGACAAGACAACCGAAAACGTCCTGTCCGCCGTCCTCACCCTGAGGGAGGTCATTATCTCCCGGACACAGCAGATTACCGTCGCGGATAAAACCAACATGAAGGAAGGGGCCAGCACGTCGGCGGTACAGAACAGCGGCAACAAAACCACAAAACCTCCAGATACTTCACTGCTGAAAAGCATCACGGGTAACGTGGCGTCATTACTGGGGGGCGGCTAATGACAATTCAGGAAATTCCGCTGACAGCGGACAACCAGCAGTTCAGCATCGTCCTGGGTGGTGTCACCTGGCGGATTAGCATCATATGGCGCGATCTGTACTGGATTATGGACCTGCAGAACGACAGAGGGGAGCCGGTAATCTCCGGTATTCCTCTCGTCACTGGTGCTGACCTGCTGGCGCAGTACGCCTGTATGGGGCTTGGTTTTAAGCTGGTGGTGGTCTGTGATGACAACACACAGGATTACCCCACAAAAACTGACCTGGGCGGTCGCAGCCATTTACTGGTATCAACGGAGTAAGCATGTCACAGAACTGGATGAGACATTTCGAGCTGCAGCTTGTGGACGGGAACGGTCAGGGAATTGAGCTAAGTGATTTTAAAGTCACCTTTACGATCGACTGGTTCAACATCAGCAGCGCGTCCCGGGTAGGGACTATCAAAATTTATAACCTCTCGGCAGATACTGTGAACCGAATCACCGGGCAGGAGTTTTCGAAAGTGCGTCTGATTGCCGGTTACGACGGTATCGCGCCGGAGGTGTCGGCAAGCGACGTCGGGACCGTGCGGGAAGTTGACGCGGCGGACGTGGGTCAGAGTGATGGCCGCAACTACGGACTGATTTTCAGCGGTGAAATTCGCTACTCGGTCACAGGAAAAGACAGTCCGGTTGATTCCTACGTCCTGATTCAGGCAGCAGATACTGATCTGGCTTTTGCCACCAGTATAACCTCACAGACGCTGGCTGCCGGTTACACGGTCGCTGATGTAAACCGTGCGCTGATGAAAGACTTCGAAGCCAAAGGCGCGACCGAAGGCCTGACGCCTGAAATGCCTGCTACTGTATTCCCCCGGGGGCGGGTACTCTTTGGCATGACGCGGCATCTAATGGATAACGTAGCCGGGCAATGTGGCGCAACATGGCAATTCGTGGACGGTCAGCGCCAGATGGTGGCGAATAACGAATATGTTCATGAAGCGATTGTGCTCAACAGCGCTACCGGGCTTATTGGCATGCCGCAGCAGACTATCGGTAACGGCGTAAACGTCCGCGCGCTTATTAATCCGAACATCCGGGTTAACGGACTTATTCAGCTGGATCAGGCTTCCGTGTATCGTACCGCCTTGTCGAACAACGATATTGCGATGGCTGGTGGTCAGATCACCGACCAGAACACGGATGGAAATATCACGCTAAGCGGCACCACATCGCAGCCTGCCAGCATCGCAACGGATGGCGTTTATATTGTGCGCGGGATTATGTACACTGGCGACACAAGGGGCCAGGCGTGGTACATGGATATGATGTGCGAAGCGCGTGGCGCGGCGGATCTGTATACGCGATCGGCTTTGCAAAGGGGATGAGCAATGAGGGGTATTATTTTTCTGTTAGCTGTCTTTTCTGCGTGCAGCGCGTGGGCGGATGGCTTCACGGTTAAATGCGGTGGCTACACTATGGTTGCAAACCAGGGCGAGTTATCGACTATCAACGGTGAAAGAGTTACCTCTCAAAAAATCACCGAACTGGGTACCAATGGTTTGAAAGTAGACATGGGGCTTATGCCTGCCAAAGACGGTAACAACTACGGCTTTGAATACATTCGTCGCCCTGGTACCGAAACGCGATTCCTGAATATCCAGCTTCTGCAGAACAGCATGGATGCGCCGAAAATCATCGGATCTTTCCCTTGTAAAAAAGTGGCTGGGTGAAGGTAACCTGAAATTCGTAACGCCTGAAAAACAACAAAATGTGCTCTAAAAACTGTTGTTTTTTGAGACGAGCGATTACACTGCACTGACTTTTTGATGGTGGATTGCCATCGATATGCTACTTCATTAAAGCCAGGAATAACTAAAACATGAGTTTAGCGCAGCCAAAATCAGGAGAACTGTTAGATCTTCTGACTCCTTCATTAACTAAGGGTGAAAACCTTCTGAGTGAGTTTGAAATCCATCGAATCATTCGTGAAGCGAAGAAACTACCTGAACGTTATCAGGGGCTATCAATTGAAGGCTTAGCTAAGCTTGTTCTTGGTGAAATAGATGAAGGATGTTCACTCTGTGAGCGGGGGTTGAGAATAGCGCCTAACGATCCAGTTTCTTTTTGTAACTATACGATTGCGCTGCGTAACTTAGGTTTGCATGCTCGCCAGTATGTGATGATTCAGAAAGCATCTGATTCACTTAATCCAACGATATTGGCTGAGGTTGCTACAATTTCTGCATACTGGGTTGATATCGATTTGCTTGAAAAGGTGATGCCGATGCTAACTGCAATGGAAGTACCGCGCCCTGAAGATATGGGCAAATGGTATGACACGCTCAATTATCTGCATACCCAAAAAGATCATGCTCAGGAGCTAAAAACTATTGGGCGGCTCATGATGAACGTTGCAGAAAAGTACCGCGCTCGTCTTGCTGGCGCTCATGCTTTTTATGTAATGTCAGAACTTGATACGCTGTTCGTTGAAGTCAAAACAGACGATCCAGTGCTTCTTTCGCAGATGAATAATGCCTTGGCTGATGAGATTATTATTGCGGGGCTTGCGGATTCAGAATGCGTCGGATGCTTTGAAGCCGGGGAACTCTAATGTCGGTTGAGCATACCTGTTTTCTTGAATTGGCTAAGCATTCCCTGGCTCTAAACGGTGAGATGTGGACGAGAAATGCTATTAGCCGAGCATACTATGGTATGTACCATTCCGCCTTACGGATCACCAACAATCTGGTACCGACCGCTACACAAGATGGTGAAAAACTAAAAGGTGGAGTTCACATGCGAGTCTATACGGCCTTTTGTAGTGGTGAGGCAGCTGCACTTAACGATGTTGATGTTAACGCAGTAAAGAAAATCGGCGTTAAACTGAAAATGACGCATGCCCAACGTGTTAATTCTGATTACAAGCTTGAGCGGAAAATCAACCGGATTACCGCGAGAAGTGTAATTCTGGATGCGGAAGAGGTCGATGCAATCGTTAATCAATTACTGAAGATTGGTGATGACTCGTTAACTGCATAAGCTGAAATTTCTCAAAATTCAAACCCGCCACTTGGCGGGTTTTTTGCTTTCTGGAGCCTACTAAATGGCAGTATCTGACCAGACCCGCAGCGGCGACCTTGCCGAAACATTTAAATCTGAACGGGAAACAACAAAGAACCAGATCCGTGTCGCCTTGCCTGGCATTATTCAGTCATTCGATCCTGACGCGGTGACGGCGGTTGTGCAGCCAGCTATCCGGTCAGTTGAAAAGGATAACGACGGTAACCGCATTACCAAAAATTACCCATTGCTGGTGGATGTGCCAGTGGTATTCCCGCGCGGCGGAGGCTGTACGTTGACTTTTCCGGTAAAAGCTGGGGATGAGTGTCTTGTCGTTTTTGCCGATCGTTGTATTGATTTCTGGTGGCAGAGCGGCGGGATACAGGAGACGGTTGATGACAGAATGCATGATTTATCGGATGCGTTTTGTATTGTCGGTCCCCAGTCGCAGGCTAGGAAGATTAGCGGTATTAATACCAGTGCCACACAGTTGCGTAGTGACGACGGCAGCACCTATTTTGAGCTTAATCCTGATACCAGGAAAATTAAAATTGTCGCTCCGGGGGGGCTTGATGTGGTTGCCCCCCTGGCTGATTTTTCTGAGAAAGTAACCATTCATGGCCTGTTAACCTGGATGGGGGGCATGGTGGGGTCTGTGGTTTCTGGTGTGGCTTCAAAAATCACTGGTGCTGTTGAGTTTTTGGGGAGCGTGAAGGCTAACGGCAAGCCAATCGATGATACGCACACTCATGGCGGTGTTCAGCGCGGTGGAAGCAATACCGATGGGGTAAACTGATGCGATACAGACGTGAAGACGCCGATGGCGATTACACCTTTGGCAGCGGTGATGACACCTGGCTGATTAACTCACCGGAGGCCGTGGCGCAGGCGGTAAAAACGCGATTCGAATTGTGGTATGGGCAATGGTTTCTCGACACCACCGAGGGGACTCCGTGGATCCAGTCCGTACTCGGTAAGCAGAAGCCGGAAACCTACAACCTGGCGATCCGTAAGCGCATCCTCGAAACGCGGGGCGTTAAATCAATCCTCTCTTTCAATACGACAGTGGATACCACGACCCGACGTGTCATGTTTTCCGCTGAAATCGACACTCTTTATGGAATAACGACTGTTACATCGGAGGCGTAATGGCTCTGAACCTTGATTCTCTCGGTTTATCTGCAAAGGTAACCGCGGAGGGGATCAGTGCGCCTGATTATCAGACGATACTCAGCACCCTGATTGGCTATTTTCAGCAGATTTATGGCAGTGATGCCTACCTCGAACCGGACAGCAAAGACGGCCAGATGGTGGCTCTGATGGCGCTGGCGATTCATGATGCCAATAATATGGCGATAACTGTCTACAACTGTTTTTCACCGGCAACCGGCTATGGGGCTGCACTGACCAGTAACGTGAAAATAAATGGTATTTCACGTAAAGGCGCAACGAATTCTACGGTTGATTTGCTTCTTACAGGAACTGCCGGAACAACCATCATTAATGGCAGCGTGAAAGACAGTAATAATGTGATATGGCGTTTGCCTGCTTCAGTGGTGGTCGGCGTGGATGGTACAGTGATGGCGACCGCAACATGTTCCGTCAGTGGTGCAGTGGCGGCGCTGGCTGGAACTATCACTGAAATTAATACGCCAACCCGTGGCTGGGTTTCGGTAACTAATCCTGCTGCGGCTACTGTGGGCACTCCGGCAGAAACTGACGCTGAGTTACGTATCCGCCAGTCGCAAAGTGTTGCGTTGCCATCAATAACCCCATTTGAAGCACTGGATGGTGCTGTTTCTAATGTTACCGGTGTAACCCGCCACAAACTCTATGAAAACGATACTGGTTCGGAGGACGGTAACGGGTTACCGCCACACTCTGTTGCTGTAATTGTGGATGGCGGTGATGTGACGGATATTGCTCAGGCTATCAGAGGGAATAAAGGCCAGGGGACAGCCACTCACGGTACAACATCCGTTACGGTTCCGGATAAATACGGCAATCCCCATGTAATCAAATTCTCGCGTTCCAGTGATGTACCTGTTTATGCCCGGATTAAATTAAAAGTTTTTACGGGTTATACCTCACAGATAGGGCAGCAGATCCAGCAGGCTATTTCCGACTATATCAATAGTCTGATGATTGGTGATTCGGTCCTTTTAAGTCGCATTTACTCACCGGCGAATCTTGGCGTGGTGAGTGGCGGGAATGCACGCTATTACGATATTCAGGAACTGACGATTGGGAAATCCCCGGGGGCTTTGTCGTCATCAAACATTGATATCAGATACAACGAATCTGCGTCCTGTACCCCGGAAAATATCGTTATAACGGTGGAGTCATGAGCAAATATACCGAACTAATCACGAACTACCACGCCACCAAACCTAAATTTCTTGCACATGTTGATCTGATGACCCGGCCGCTTATTGATGTTGCGGCGGCCACCAGAGGGCTGATTACTGCATTTGATATTGACTCTGCGGTTGGTGTGCAACTTGACATTCTGGGATTGTGGATCGGACGTAGCCGTGTTGTCAGCCAGCCTATCTCAGGTGTCTATTTCAGCTGGGATACCGACGGGCTTGGATATGATCAGGGTGTATGGCATGGGCCATACGATCCTGATTCCGGATACATGTACCTCAGCGATGAAACTTATCGTGTCATCCTTAAAGCGAAGATTGCGATTAATAACTGGGACGGACGGAATGATTCGCTTCCAGCAATTCTTGACGCTGCAACAGCAGGATCCGGGCTGCGAATGCAGATAGTCGATAACCAGGACATGACGATATCGGTCTGGGTCTTTCCTGATACTGATATTTCAGATGTATCGCGTGAGTTAATTGCGGCAATTAAACAGGGGTATCTAACAGTAAAAGCCGCCGGGGTATGGGCGGGGGGCATTGAAACACCTTCGGTGGAAACTCCATCTGAAGGCTCTAAATTTTTTGGTTTTGATATGGATAACGAATTCATCAGTGGTTTTGATGTAGGGGCATGGGGAGTATTACTCTGATGGCGAAAAATGACTTTAAAGCGTTTGCAACTGATCGAAATGCCAATGTTATGTCGCAGGAGGAATGGGAAGCGTTGCCTGCGCTTATATCCGGATTTACAGCAGGGAAAGCATCCAGTGCGCAAGTCAATAAGGTTATTCGGCAGGCCAGCTTTATTGCTGCAGCTCTGGCCCAGTTTGTAAGTGATAAAACGCAACGGGATGTGCTTGATAATGGTGATCTGCCCGGTTTTGTTGAATTGCTGGGATCGGGGTTTGCTGTTGAATACCTGAGCCGCAAGAATCCGTTTGGCGATATCAAATCGGATGGCACGGTGAAAACGGCTCTCGAAAACCTTGGTTTGGGAGAAGCAGCTAAAAGGAATGTAGGTACAGGGGCGAATCAGATACCTGATATGAGCCTGTTCGCGTCAAGTAATACCGCAACGGCTGCTGCGCAAAAATTTCCGTCTGGATTAATTTTACAGTGCGGTCAGTTGAATGGCTCCCCTAATGTATCTTCAACATACGGGATGAGGTTCCCGATGACATTCTCAAGAGTCCTTGCTGTCACAGTTACATTGAACGTTACTGGCGCGGCAGGGCAGCCGACTGTATCGGCGACAAATGTCCAGAACACTGGATTTAATATTACAGTGTCGCCCGGTTCAGGATATGGTTCATCTGCTGATGCGTATTACATTGCAATGGGATATTAACGAAATGTC